GGCGAGGGCTATATCCGTCTGCTGACTGAGTACTGCGACGATAACTCCTTTAACCAAGACATTAAGATTGGTCGCATTCGTAACAGCTTCAGCGTCTACATGGATCCCACCATCCAAGACCCTTGTGGGTCGGATGCTCAGTGGTGTTTCATTACTGAGGATTTGACCAAAGAAGAGTATGAGCGTCAGTTCCCTGATGCGCAGCCAATATCGTCGATGATGGCGCAAGGCGTTGGGGACGCTTCTATCTCGCAGTGGGTAAGCGAGAATACGGTCAGGATTGCTGAGTATTTCTACATTGAGCATGAGAAGGCGACGCTCAATTTGTACTACGGTAATGTAAGCGCCATGAAAGGCTCGGTTGAAGACCAAGAGATGGCAGCAACCGGCATGAAGCCCATCAAGTCTAGAACCGTTGACATCAGACGCGTCAAATGGTGCAAGATCAATGGTTTTGAGGTGCTTGAATCCCAAGATTGGGCGGGTGCCTCTATTCCTGTGGTCAGAGTGGTTGGTAACGAATTTGAAGTTGATGGTCGCATTTATGTCTCTGGTATTGTGCGTAACGCCAAAGATGCGCAGCGCATGTATAACTACTGGACAAGCCAAGAGGCTGAGATGTTAGCCTTGGCGCCCAAAGCCCCGTTTATTGGCTATGGTGGTCAGTTTGAAGGCTACGAAATGCAGTGGAAGACGGCGAATACGACCAACTGGCCGTATCTGGAAGTCAACCCCGATGTGACTGATGGTGCGGGCGGTGTATTGCCCTTGCCACAACGTGCGCCCCCACCGCTCCCCCAAACAGGTTTGATTCAAGCTAAGATGGGTGCTAGCGACGATATTAAGGGAACGACAGGGCAATATGACTCTAGCCTAGGGCAAACCTCTAATGAGCGTTCTGGTAAGGCTATCTTAGCCCGTGAGCGTCAGGCGGATGTCGGCACATACCACTATGTGGATAACCTAGCCCGTGCTGTGCGCTACATTACCCGTCAGATCGTGGACTTGGTGCCTAAGATTTATGATACCGAGCGTATTGCTCGAATCATTGGCATTGATGGCGAGACAGACATTGTTAAGGTAAACCCTAACCAGCCAATGCCGGTCAATAAGATTGTGGATCAGCAAGGCATTGTGCTTGAAAAGATCTATAACTTAGGTGTTGGCAAGTACGATGTGTGTGTGACCACGGGTCCAAGCTACATGACTAAGCGTCAGGAAGCTCTGGAAGCGATGGCGCAACTCTTGCAGGGCAACCCTCAGTTGTGGGCGGTTGCGGGCGACTTGTTCATTAAGAACATGGATTGGCCTGGTGCGCAGGAGATGTCCAAGCGCTTTGCCAAGACCATTGATCCTAAGTTGATGGAAGGTGGGGATGACTCGCCTGAGATGCAGGCGGCTAAGATGCAGATGGATGCGATGAACCAAGAGATGCAGCAGATGATGAGTATGCTTCAGAATGTGTCTAAGTCTGTCGAGGTTCAAGAGCAGCAACGTGCGGATTATGAGGCTCAGATCAAGGCATTTGATGCCGAGACTAAGCGTATCTCTGCCGTGCAAGCTGGCATGACCTTTGAGCAAATTCAGGACATTGTAAGCGGCACCATTGCTGCTGCCTTGGATACGGGTGATCTGATTGGTGGTGCTCCACAGCGTCAAGAGTTTCAGATGCCACAAGAACAGATGATGCCACCCCCTGAGATGATGCCCCCGCCTGAACAAATGCCAATGGAGCCACAACAATGAAAGCTTGCGATTTTATAGGTATGTTGTTTCTAGCACGGGATGTTGCACATTCTGTACATTTGAATACTCGCAGTTATTCTAAGCACAAAGCCCTGCAAAAGTTCTATGAGAATATCATTGAACGTGCAGATGACTTTGCTGAAGCCTATCAGGGCAGAAGTGGCTTGATGGGTCCGATTTCCTTGAGTTCTGCTAAAAAAACTACAAATGTAGTTGAGTTTTTAGAAGGTCAATTAGAAGATATTGAAGCTAATCGTTATAAAATCTGCGACAAAGATGATTCCACAATGCAGCAATTGATAGATAATATTATTGAGTTATATTTATCCACGTTGTATAAGCTAAGGTTCTTAGCATGATAATCCCAGATATTGTTAGTGATCCACCAATCACCAACCCTAACGGCTCAATGTCAATTGATTTTGTTGCGTCTTATGAAGGCTATGTGCTGAAAGACGCAATCGTCGGCACACCCGAATACATCAACTCTCTTTCTGCTCAAGAAATTAACGCAATTGAAATTTATCGCTTTAATGTCTGGTACGACATTGTTAACCCAGCGGTAACGCAAGATATTAAACCAACAGAGGGAGAAGCGTAATGGCTGATCGCTATTGGGTAAATGGTGCGGGCACTTGGGATGCGACCACAACTACAAACTGGGCTACCACTTCTGGCGGTGCTGGCGGTGCTTCTGCTCCTACGTCTGCTGATAATGTCATCTTTGATTCGCTGTCTAACGCAACGCTATATACAGTCACCGTAGGCACGAACGCTGTCTGCAATGACTTAACGGCTGCTGGTCCACTTGTAGGTAATGTTACATTCTCTTGGGTTTCTACATCAAGAATAAATTGTCACGGCTCAATGACTTTGCCAGCAACGGGGATTACTTGGACAAGCGCAACCAGTTCACAAATAAATTTTAGCGCAACTACCACAGGGAAAACAATTACAACTAATGGTGTTTCATTAGGCTCTACAAACATAGCATTAAATGGTATTGGTGGCGCATGGACTTTAGGTTCAGCATATACTAGTACAGCAGGACTATTTATTGTTACTAATGGAACTTTGAATACTGGTAATTTTAATATAACTGCTGGTGCGTTTGCTGTTAATGTTGCAGGAGGAACACAAGTAATTAACTTAGGTTCTTCTACCGTAACATTATCTGCCTCGGCTTCTATTACTTTTTCACAAACAGCAGGGCTTACATTTAACGCTGGTACTTCACAGATTAATTGTTCTACTGCAAGTCCAACATTTGCTGGTGGTGGACAGACTTTTTACAACGTATCGTTTACATCTGCCGGTAATGGAACAACAACCATAACTGGTGCAAATACTTTTAATGATTTAAATCAAATTAGTCGAAGCGCTACTGGAACAAGAATTGTTTCTTTAGGTGCAAACCAGACTGTATCTGGAACTCTAACGCTAGGTGCAGCAAACACCTCTATTCGCAGAATACAAGTACAGTCCGACATCATTGGAACGCAGCGTACCATTACGCTGAACGGATCGCTTGCCACTTTAGCTGATTGTGACTTTAGAGATATTAGTGCAGCTGGGTCTGTTGGCACATGGACAGGTACTCGCCTTGGTAACGGATTAGGTAACAGCGGCATTACTTTTGACGCAGCAAAAGATGTGTATTGGAATCTTGCTGCGGGTGGTGTTTGGACGGCTACCGCTTGGGCATTATCGTCTGGTGGTGCTGTTGATGCAAATAACTTTCCACTAGCGCAAGACAAAGTAATTATTGAAAACACAGGTCTTGACTCAGCCGCTTCAATTTCTGTTTCACTTGCTGTCTATTGGTTTGGAGAACTAGATATTTCTACTAGAACTCTACCAATGACATTTGCCAGCGGTTCTTTTCAAGCAATCATTTATAAAAACGTAACGCTATCTTCCGCTGTCACCATGACAGGTACAGGTGCATGGAACTTTAATGGTCAAGGCACTACACAGATTCTAGATGTCAATACTGCTACATTTACACCACCATTTACTATAGACTCACCAACCGGAACGCTACAGCTAGCAGAGAATACAACTTGCTCCGGTACGGTTACATTGGCTAGCGGGACATTGAGCCTCAATAACTTTAACTTAACTTGTCTTATATTTAGCTCTAGCAATACAAACACAAGAGTAATTGCGTTTGGTACAGGAAAAATTGTTGTTACTGGGAATAATGTTCAAATTGTAGTAATGACAGTCCACACCAATTTTTCTTATACAGGCACATCACAAATTGAATTATCTTACTCAGGTTCTACTGGTACAAGATCTATTGCGTGTGGAGTTACAGGTAGTGGCGCAACAGAATCTACAGCATTAAACTATTATGTGACTGCTGGAACAGATATTATTAACGTAACTGGTAACACAGGAACAAACGTATATAGAACTTTAGATTTTACTGGTTTTAGCGGAACAATTACTAATGCTCAACCTTTAAACATATATAGAGATTTAACATTTTCAACTGGAATGACTTTAAGTACCTCAACATCTGCTCTTAATTTTGTAGGTACATCAGGCACTCAATTAATTACTACCAACGTAAAGACATTAGATTTTCTTGTTGTTCAAAACGGAGTAGGCGGTACTGTCCAGTTGCAAGACAACCTGACGATGGCTTCCACTCGCACATTTACGCTGACTAACGGGTCGCTTAACGTCAACGGTAGGGTATTCACCACGGGAATATTTAGTTCCTCTAACGTCAACACCCGCACTATAAATCTAGGTACTAACGGTAAGATTGCGGTTAACGGTGGCAACTGGACGACAACAACTACTACTGGGCTAACACTTAGTGGCACAGGCACGATCAGCATGGACTTTGCAACGGCTAAGACCTTCGCTGGTGGCGGTGGTGTTTACCCCTTTACGCTCAACCAAGGTGGTGCGGGAACGCTTTCAATTACTGGTGCGAATACTTTTGCCAACATGACTAACACCGTACAGCCCACTACGATTACTTTTGCAGCGTCTACAACCACAACTTTCAGCAATTTTAACGTAAACGGTACGGCGGGTAATTTAGTGACGCTGAACTCTAGTTCCCCTGGAACGCAATTTACTTTGTTAGAAACGTCTCTTGTAGTTGTAAATTATTTAGATATTATTGACAGCGCCGCTACACCGGCAAACACTTGGTACGCATTAGATTCAACAGATAGCGGCAATAATACAGGGTGGATATTTAATGTTTTACCGCCAGCATCTGGGCAAGAAAACCCAATTAGTTTAAGATCGTTTACTGAATACCGGAGATTTTAATATGTCAGCAAATCTAAAAGCTGTTACGACCTGTATGGGCTACCAGCAAATTACATCTTTAAGCAGCGCAACTAATCTTACTGTGCCTGTTCAAACACCAGATGGTCTAAACGCCAAACCTGTCTTTGCGTTGATTATTGCTGAAGGTCAAGCCGTTCGCTGGCGTGATGACAAAACAGCCCCCACTGCTTCGGTTGGTATGACTTTAGCTGTTGGCATCCCATTGCAATATGATGGTGACTTAATCAACATTCAGTTTATTGAACAAGTTGCTGGTGCTACATTAAACATTAGTTACTACATGTAATTAAGTTTTTAACAAGGAATCACGTTATGTCTGTCTTTTTATCTCCGGTAGGCGGCGCGGCTGCCCAGTTTTTCGACAACAACGGCGTTCCTTTAACCGGTGGCAAACTATTTACTTATGCTGGCGGTACTACAACACCGCAAACTAGCTACACAACTATTATTGGCGATGTTGCCCATACCAATCCGATAATTTTGGATTCAGCAGGGCGTGTGCCTGGTGGCGAGATTTGGCTTACAGACCAATCGTATAAGTTTGTTCTTAATGATGCCAGTAACGTACTCATCGCAACGTATGACAACATTTTTGCCATACCTCCTGTTTCCGCTTTAGATGCAGCGACCACACCATTAGCGGGTTCTGAGATTTTATCTATCGTTCAGAGTGGATCAACAGTTAAAGTCTCTGTTGCTAACCTGACTGCTGGACGTGCAATTAGCGCATCTGCTGCGACTATTTCAGGCAATGTACTTGTTGGTGCAACTTCTACAAGAAGTGTTGGCAACAGCTTTCAAAATACAACATCATCTCAAATTTTTAACGAATTAAAAGCTACTGACCTTGCTGCATTTACTACTGTTTTAAATAGAAATGATTCTAATTCCGCACGTATGGTATTTGGTAAGTCAAGAGGCACAACGGCGGGAAGCGTTACAACGGTTCAAGCTAACGACAATTTAGGATCAATGTATTGGGCGGGTGCAGATGGCACGTCTTTAAATCCAATCGCCGCAGCTATTGACGTAGCAGTAGACGGCACACCTGGGCTAAACGATATGCCTGGTCGCATGGTGTTTTCTACTACCGCTGACGGTGCTAGTACACCAACCGAACGTATGCGGATTACGTCATCTGGCGACGTGGGGATTGGTACGAACTCGCCAGGCGCTTCACTTCATGTTGCAGGTGCAATTGCCTCAAATCCAACTGGAAATGGAGTGCTTTTAGGAACAGCTGGTGGGTACAGTTTTATTCGTTTAAACGAAGTCACTGGTGGAATTATTGATTTTTCAACATCGGGCACAGCTTTTAAAGGACGTATTGAGTACCTTGACGCAAATAATACAATGTCATTTTTTACCGGTGGCATTGAGCGAATGAGTGTTAGTGGCACTGACGGAATATTACTTAGCAGAAGCACTCCAATTGCTGGAATAGGGTCTAGCGTTTCTGTAAGTTACGTTCCTAATTCTGGTCACGGAATTACTTTAAAAGCAGAATCAACAGTATTTACCTACAACGCAATTAGATTTTTAAATATTGCTGATGGCGTAAGCGGCACTATTACCCAGACTACATCAACGGTTGCATACAACACATCTTCGGATTACCGACTAAAAGAAAACGTATTGCCCATGATGGGGGCGCTTGCTAAAGTAGCAGCCCTTAAGCCCGTTACCTACACATGGAAAGTGGATGGTAGCGCAGGGCAAGGTTTTATTGCCCATGAATTACAAGAGGTTGTGCCTGATTGCGTAACAGGAACAAAAGATGCCGTTGATGAAAATGGCAATATTCGTCCTCAAGGCGTAGATACATCATTCCTAGTTGCTACTTTAACGGCAGCAATTCAAGAGCAACAAGCAATGATTGTTCAATTACAGGCTGATGTAGCTGCATTAAAAAGCACAAACTAAGTAAAATATTGTATATTAACCGTACTGGTGCGCCCACCAGGGTTTCTTAGGAAACAAAAATGTCAGAAGAAGTAAGCCAAGCGGAAGTAAATCCCGCGCCGGAACTGGAAGCTACGGTAGCCCCAGTATCTGAAGTACAAACGCCGGAAGTAGACCAAGACCAGCAACCAGCCAAGACCTTTAGTCAGGAAGAACTGGATGCAGCCATTGGAAAACGGCTCGCAAGAGAGCAACGTAAGTGGGAAAGAGAGCAGGCTCAAAGAGCGCAACCACCTGTGCAGCCAGCTACTCCTGTAGCGCCAGAACAGTTTGAATCGACCGATGCGTATGTAGATGCACTAGCAGCGCAGAAAGCCGAGCAACTTTTGGCACAACGAGAGCAGAATAAGCAAAGGACGGAACTTCTAGAGTCGTATCACGACAGAGAGGAAAAGGCACGGGAGAAATATGACGACTTCGAGCAAGTCGCCTATAACCCAAACCTTCCAATCACTGATGTGATGGCTCAGTCGATTCAATCATCTGATATTGGTCCCGAAGTGGCTTACCACTTAGGCGCTAATCCGAAAGAAGCTGAACGCATCGCCCGCCTATCGCCAATCTTGCAGGCTAAGGAAATTGGTAAGTTGGAAGCTAAATTAGCCTCTGATCCGCCAGTTAAGAAAACATCTAACGCGCCAACGCCTATTAGTCCGATTACTGCCAGAAGCACGGGTTCGCCCGCATACGATACGACTGACCCACGCTCAATTAAAACAATGAGCACCTCAGATTGGATCGAAGCTGAAAGAATGCGTCAGATTAAAAAGCATGAAGCGCTACGCAACCGCTAACTTACTTTTAGGAAATTATCATGGCTAATAGCCTTCTTACCATTGACATGATCACACGAAAGTCTCTTGAAATCCTTGAGAACAATCTTGTGCTCACACGTAACGTCAACCGCCAGTATGACGACTCCTTCGCTGTTGAAGGCGCCAAGATTGGTTCAACTCTCCGTATCCGCCTGCCCGATCGTGCGCTGGTGACTGACGGTGCCGCCCTGCAAGTTCAGGCCGACAACGAACAGTTCACAACGCTGACAGTCTCCAGCCAGAAGCACATTGGTGTTAACTTCACCTCTGCCGAACTGACAATGCAGTTGGATGACTTCGCAGAGCGTGTCTTGAAGCCTCGCGTTTCGCAGTTGGCATCTTCGGTTGACGCCGACGTTGCGACTTCGTACAAAGGCATTGCTAACGCAGTCGGCACACCAGGCACTACGCCTGCGACTTCCTTGGTTCTGTTGCAAGCTAACCAGAAGCTCAACGAATTTGCCACCCCAATGGATCAGCGCTACGCAACAGTTAACCCTGCTGCCAACGCCGGTCTGGTTGAAGGCATGAAGGGTCTCTTTAACCCAACCGGCACTATCAGCCGCCAGTTCAAGAACGGCATGATGGGTGAAGGCATTTTGGGTCTAGACGAGATCAATATGTCTCAGTCAATTAGCAACCACACAAACGGCGATTGGGGTACTTCCATCACTGTGACTACAACTGTCGCAACTGAAGGTCAGTCAACACTCGCAATCAGTTTCACTGGTTCAAGCAAGACATGGAACGTGGGCGACATCTTCACCATCGCTGGTGTGTTCGCTGTTAACCCACAGACACGTCAATCGACAGGTAGCCTCCAACAGTTCACCGTGACTGCTGCGGCAACTGGTTCTTCCTCAGCCACACTGAGCATCAGTCCTGCTCTGTACACTGCTGGAAACGCTTTGGCTACTGTGCTTACATTCCCACAAGCTGGTGCTGTTGTGACGATGTTTGGTTCAGCGACTGTTGGCTACCCGCAAAACTTGATCTATCACAAAGATGCGATTTCGTTTGCTACGGCTGACTTGTTGTTGCCACAGGGCGTGGATATGGCTTCACGCCAAGTCCACAACGGCATTTCGTTGCGTATCGTGCGTCAGTACGACATCAACAACGACCGCCTCCCCTGCCGTATTGACGTTCTGTATGGCTTCGCAGCCATCCGTCCTATTACTGCCGTCCGTCTCTGGGGCTAAATCAGTGGGGGCTTCGGCCCCCATTCGTAACTTATTTAAAGGAAATTTATCATGGCACTTTCTAATGGCACAGGCGGTTATCAGGTCGGCGCAGGCGCAACTGACGAAGCAATTATGTTTGTTCAGGGCGCACCTACTGCATTGGCTGCCGCAGCAACCGCAACGGCTGCACAACTCCAAAATGGTTTGTTTACTTTTAACGGCACCGCTGGCAACTTAACATTGCCAACAGTCGCTTTGTTGGAAGCAGATATGTCTAGCGCACAAAAAGTCAATTCTGCATTTGACTTCTTCATCGTCAATACCGACGCATCTGATGCTATTACTTTGGTTGTTGGTACTGGTTGGACTATCGTTGGTGTGGCGGCTGTATCTGCTTTGACATCAGCTCACTTCCGTGCGCGCAAGACCGGCGATGGTTCGTGGACTGCATACCGCATCTAACGTAAAGAGGGCACTTCGGTGCCTTCTTTTTAAAAGGAAATGTTATGCCTAATACCAAACCAGTAGGAGTAGCCTACTCAGACCCTGATTTATCAGGCGCTACAATTGATAACTCGCCTATTGGCGCTGTAACACCTAGCACAATTGAAGGTACGACTGTTTATGCAGACGTAGAGATTGGCTATGCGGCGGTTGCTCAAGGTACAGTTACTCAATTGACAAGTAAATCAACAGGAGTGACTTTAAACACTTCTGCTGGTCAAATCACAATGAACGCAGCATCATTAGCGACTGTTACAAACGTGACGTTTACGTTGACTAATAGCACCATTTCGGCTAAAGATGTGTTGCTTTTGACTGTCACTAACGGCACATCTGGCGCATACAACGCTTTTGTGTCTAGCATGGGCGCAAAATCAGCAACAATAACTTTGCGCAACATTAGCGCGGGTGCTCTTGCTGAAGCAGTTGTTCTTAACTTTGCAATTATTCATTGCGCTTAACAAATGGGGGCTAAACACCCCCATCTACAAATGCACATTTATCTAAAACATCCAACCCACGGTACCAAGATTGCTACTATGGAGTTGGAAGCCGAATATGATGAAACAAAGGGCTGGGTGCGGTACAATCCCGATACGCCTGAAGTTGCAGTAGCGGAGCCAGTTAATACGCTAAAACGTCGTCGTAAAACTACGGAGTAAACATGGCCACAACAGCCAATGACCAGATCAACGGCGCTTTGCGCTTACTCGGCGTGTTGGCTGAAGGTGAGACACCGTCGGCAGCGACATCGCAAGACGCACTTGTTGCGCTGAATCAAATGATCGACAGTTGGAATACTGAGCGTTTAACCGTATTCTCAACCCAAGACCAAGTGTTTAGCTGGCCTCCAGACTTCTACGAACGCACACTGGGACCCACGGGCGACTTTGTGGGTAACCGCCCAATCTTGGTCGAGGACTCTACATACTTTAAAGACCCTGCGTCTGGCATCTCCTACGGTCTTAAAATGATCAATCAGCAGCAATACAACGGTATTGCGGTCAAGACAGTGACTTCGACCTACCCACAGGTGATGTGGGTCAACATGACTTACCCAGACATTACAATGACGGTGTACCCCGTGCCTACCAAGGTGCTGGAGTTCCACATTGTGTCGGTAGAAGAGCTAACAAACCCTGCTAACTTATCGACAACGCTAGCGTTCCCACCAGGCTATCTTCGAGCATTTAAGTACAACTTAGCTTGTGAGTTTGCGCCTGAGTTTGGTGTTGAGCCATCGCCCACAGTCATGCGGGTTGCGATGACCTCTAAGCGTAACTTAAAGCGCATCAACAACCCAGATGACATTATGTCGATTCCTTACTCGATTGTTGGCACTCGTCAGCGCTTTAATATTTTTGCTGGCAATTTCTAATGCAGACACCTATTCTTGGCAGCGCATACGTTGCGCGCAGCGTTAACGCAGCGGATAACAGGATGATTAATCTCTTTCCTGAGATTGTCCCTGAAGGCGGGCAGATGCCTGCTTTCCTGAATCGTGCGCCAGGGCTAAGGTTTTTGCAAACTGTAGGCACAGGACCTATTCGTGGGTTGTGGGCACACCAGACTAACGGCTCAGACTTCTACGTTGCATCAGGCAATGAGTTTTATAAGCTCAGTAGTGTAACTGGTACTCCCACGCTACTAGGCACAATCTCTGGCACAGGGCAAGTATCCATTGCGGATAACGGCACACAATTGTTTATTGCGTGCAACCCTCGATCGTATATCTACAACGAAGTCACAAACGGCTTTGCTGAGATTACTGACCCTGACTTTACCGGTGCGGTGACAGTTGGCTACCTTGATGGCTATTTCGTCTACAACGAGCCAGATAGTCAAAAAGTCTGGGTAACTGAGTTGCTTGACGGCACTCAGGTTGACCCCTTGTCCTTTGCAAGCGCAGAAGGTTCACCCGACGGTCTAGTGGCTATTAACATTAACCACCGTGAGGCTTGGTTGTTTGGCACTGACTCAGTCGAGGTCTGGTACAACGCAGGATTGCAAGATTTCCCTCTGACACGCATTCAAGGTGCGTTTAACGAACTTGGTTGTGCTGCGGCCTTCTCTGTTGCCAAGCTAGATAACAGCGTGTTTTGGCTTGGTCAGGATGCGCGAGGCGAGGGCATTGTCTATCGCTCAGAAGGCTACAACGGTAAGCGCATCAGCACCCACGCAGTTGAGTGGCAAATCCAGCAATACGCTGATATGTCTGATGCGGTTGCGTACACCTATCAACAAGACGGACATGCTTTTTATGTGCTGAACTTTCCTTCTGCTAACCAAACTTGGGTCTACGACGTAGCCACTCAGGGCTGGCATGAACGCGCAGGGCTGCTAGACAATCTCTTTACCCGCAACAGAGGCAATTGCCAGTGTAATTTTGAAGGCACGATTATTGTTGGTGACTTTGAGAACGGTAATATCTACGCTTTAGATTTGACCACTTACGCTGACAATGGCGGTCCTCAGAAGTGGCTGCGCTCATGGCGAGCACTTCCCACTGGTCAAAACAACTTAAAGCGTACCGCACAGCATAGCCTTCAATTGGTTTGCGAGACGGGTGTTGGGCTTGTTGTTGGTCAAGGTTCTGACCCACAAGTCATGCTGCGCTTTTCTGATGACGGCGGTCATACCTGGTCTAATGAGCATTGGGTTTCAATGGGTCAAATTGGCGGGTACGGCACACGCGCCATCTGGCGTCGTCTAGGCATGACTCAGAAGCTGCGTGACAGGGTCTATGAGGTGTCAGGCACCGATCCAGTTAAGATTGACATTATTGGCGCTGAGTTGATTCTAAGCGGCACAAATGGCTAACATTACCCAAATCCCTGCCCCGCGAGTTCCGGTTGTTGATTCAAACACTGGGCTAATTTCGGTGCAATGGTTTCGATATTTTAATAACGTCAACACTATTGTAGGCGACGGCACAGGCGCTATTGCAGTAGCTTCCGGTGGAACAGGTACAGGCACCCTTCCTGCAAACGGGCAAATCTTAATTGGTAACTCTAGTGGCACTTATACTGTTGCAAACCTAACGGCAGGCACAGGGCTTTTTCGAGTTAACGGAAGCGGTGCGCTTTCGGTTGGCATATCCAACACAGGGGTAATTGCTGGATCGTATGGCTCGGCGTCCTCGGTGACCACAGTAACAGTCAACGCTCAGGGTCAATTGACGGTAGCGGGTGATGTGGCGATTGCGATCGCAGCGTCACAGATTACTAGCGGTACAGTGTCTGTTGCGCAAGGCGGGACAGGGATTGCCACATTAACGGCTAACCGAATCCCCTATGGAAATGGCACATCAGCGTTTCAATCCTCTGCAAACTTGACTTATGACGGGTCGGTGTTTACTGCAAAAGCGGATATTGTAGTGGATAAGACCATTACTCCAAGCGGCACTACTGGTGCGCAAACCATTAATAAAACCGCTGGATCGGTTAACTTTGCTGCGGGTGCCATTAGTTTAGTTGTTACCAATAGTTTAGTGACAACCTCAAGCGTTATTTTAGCCACAGTTGCAACAGATGATGCGACAATGCGAGTTATGAAAGCAGTGCCTGGAGCCGGCAGTTTTACCTTAATCTCTAATGCGGCAGCCACGGCTGAAACCAGAGTTAACTTTTTGGTGCTGAATTAAATGAACGTAACGTACAGCCCGACGTTATTTGAAGCCGCTAAAGTATTAGCTAGAAAGCCAAGTACTTTACGGCAAAAAATTGAAGATTTGCAAGAGGTAATGTTAAACTTGCCTCAAGCTGATGTGCAATATTTACATTCGTTTGAACCAAAGAAATACATCCGTACAATGATTGCGCCGCCTCATACCGTTATTGTTGGAGCGGAACACAAGACGCCGTACAGAATTCGTATTGAGAAGGGCACTATTGCTGTAAATATAGGTGATGAAATTAAAACTTTGTCTGCACCTCTTGAATTTGATGCGCCTGCTGGCGTCAAACGAGTAGGCACAGTATTTGATGAAGAACTTGTTTGGGTTGACATATATGATAACCCAGACGACTGCACTGACATTGCTGTGTTAGAAGACAGGCTATACGTTGTCCCTGAATGTGGTTTGATGTCCAACAGAATACCGTTGCAGTTAAAAGAAGCTAATGATGACTACCAATTTTTTTTAACTCAATTAAATTTAAGTCAAGCAGAAATGGATAAAATAGTAACCATTGAGCATGATTTGATGGAAATGCCAGAAGAGTACGCAACTGAAGTAAAACCTTCAAAGATTCAAGGTGTCGGGTTGTTTGCAACAAAGAATTTTGCTAAAGGCGAAACAGTATGCCCTAGTAGGTTAAACGGAAAACGAACGCCTGGTGGTAGATTTGTTAACCATTCACCAAAAAATAATGTTGTTCCTGTAAAAGTTGGCGATGATATATATGTTGTAGCAGATCGTGACATATATAAAACAGAAGAACTGTTGCTAAATTATAGGGATATGATGTTTGTTAATTTTAATATTAAGTTATAACGGAGAATCCTTATGTCAGCAGGAATTTCAGCCACAACGGCGTTGCTGATCGGCGGCGCAGCAACAATCGGCGGTTCTTTAATTTCTGCAAACGCAGCAGGAAAAGCATCCAAAACACAAGCTGACGCAGCAGACCGCGCTGCTCAATTGCAGTATGAGCAGTATCTAAAAGGCGTTGAACTGCAAGAGCCGTTTCGCCAAGCGGGTATTCAAGGTCAAAATAGGCTGCTAACTTATCTTGGTTTGGGTGGCGAAGGTCAGTACGACGACAGCTCCTATAACAAAGCGTTGCAAAAATATAATGCAAATCTTGCTAACCTTGACCCGTCGCAATTTATGACGGGCGGTGGTGATGGTGGCGGGTATTACAACAGTAGCGGCGATCAAGAAATTTATTACGAAGGTACTGGTGGCGGTGGTACGTTTGACCAAGCGGGTTACGATAAAGCCCGTGCGGGTTTAGTTGCGCCTAACCGTGAAAATTTTAGAATGTCTGGCGGCAACGCCAACGATCCGATGTTTGGCAAATACGCAACGGCTGAGTACACGCCTGAGATGTTTGCCAAGGGCATGGACCCAGGCTATCAGTTCCGGTTAAAAGAAGGCATGAAAGCACTTGAGAACAGTGCTTCTGCCCGTGGCAACTTGCTGTCCGGCGGTACGCTCAAAGGCATAACCAAGTATAACCAAGACGCAGCATCGCAAGAGTTCACAAACGCTTTTAACCGCTATCAAGCCGAACGCTCAGGTACGCTAAACCCATATCAGTCTATGGCGGGCATGGGTCAATCTGTTGCCAATCAGGTTGGAAATATGGGCATGAACTACGCTAACCAAGCTGGCGAGGCGTATCAAGGCGCAGCTAACGCAAGGGCTTCTGGTTATGTTGGTGCAACTAACGCAATGAATCAAGGCATTAGCGGCGTTGTAAACCAATATTCTCAAAATCAATTAATGAATCGTTTGTTTCCGCAAGGTAACCAGCAATTAATAAATCAATATGGTTCGGGTAGCGTTTTTACGCCTAGCGGCGGCGGAAGTATAGGTTTTTATGACCCAAATCAAAACCCATACCAGTAAGGATAAATTATGCCAATTAACCCAAACATTGCATTAGGCATTCAGCAGCCACAACCCGTCAATATGTTGGGTCAGATGGGTCAGATGATGGCCTTAAAAGCTGCGCAACAAGAGACCGAAGGCTATGAAGGCGTTAAAAACGCCATAACTGGCGGTATGGATGCCTCTGACCCCCGTATGTTGCAGTTTGGAAAGCGCGGTATTGAGGCGTTTAGAGCAGCTGGTGAAGGTCGCGTTAAACAGCAAGATGCTTTAACAAAAGCTTACCTTAATCAAAGAAAATCGCTTGACTTTGTATCTTCACCCGAAGATCTGCTTGCGCACGGTCTTAGTCAATTTAATGACCCAGTTATTGCGCCACAATTAAAAGCACAAGGTCTTACGCCTGAAAAATTAACAGCCAGTTTTCAAAAACAATTATCTACCGAAGGTTTTGAAAGTTTGCTGAAAAAAAGGGCGATGGGTCTTGATGATTGGTATAAAGACCAAACGTCGCGTCGAAACACGGACGTGAGTGCAACTGCTCCAATGATGAACGCAAGGCTTAATCAAAGACAATTTGATCTTAATGAAGCGGAACTTGAGGAACTTCGTAAAATTTCAAATGCTGGAACTCCAAGTGCAACAGCTAGCCCAGTAAATCTTGGTGGCGGTGTTGTTGTAACAAATGCTGCGCCTATAGGTGCTGGCGGTGGTGGCCCTGCTGTCGCACCTGTTGCAGGAGGTCCTGCGTCAACTAACGTGTTAAGAGATCAAGTCGCAGCTCCTGTTTCCACACCAGCACCAGTTAACGGGCTATTGAATCCTCCTGCTGGTGAAACTGGCGCAGCGCCTGTAATGTCACAAAAAGAACAACTTATAAATCAAATTCGTGACATATCTAAAATGCGCCCCTCGCCTGCGGTATCCCGCGCACTTGACATGAAAATTAAAGAACACAACGTGTTATATCCTGACGCAAAAGTAGATCAAGATGTAAACGGTAATCTTATAAGCATTGTAAACGGCAAAGCAACTCCTGTGGTAGACAGAAATGGAAACCCTGTAAAAGGCAAACCTATTCCAGAAACATCGTTTGAAAAAACTGTTAGAGCGGCGGTAGGTGAAGATGTTGTTAAGGCTGTTAAGCGAGCAGAAGTAGCACCTAGAAATATTCAAAAAATAGATGAAACTCTTAGCATTCTTAGCTCAGGCGGTGCCATTACTGGATTTGGCGCAGACCTTCGTTTAAATGTTGAACGCGCAATGTCTTTGTATGGGGCTGACATTAAAGCTGGAAGACGTGTTGCAGACACTCAAATTCTTGATGCTTTGCTTGGTTCCGATGTGTTTCCATCGCTCCAATCAATGGGGCTTGGCAGTAAAAACATAGACACTCCTGCCGAACGAGAGTATTTGCGTCAAGTTATGACCGGTACTATTAAAATGGATAGGGATGCGCTTGTAAGGTTGACTAGAATGCGTCGTCAAGTTGAAGTAGACGGAATTAAAGACTACAACGACAAAATTGATAGTGGAAAACTTAATAATTATTTTAAGGCAACAGATCAAACCCCAGAAAAAATTGAAATCCCTAATAAGATTATCAGAAGTGGAACGCACAAAGATGGTCGCCAAGTAAATGAATACGCAGACGGGACAATAGAATATGCCAATTAATCCATCTGAAGTGCAATGGAGTAACACTTCTTCAATTAACCCATCTGATGTGCAGTGGAGCGATGGTATGCCCACGGCTCGACAGCCTGACTTTGCTCAAACAAGCCCTAATCTATACAAAGGTTTGGTTAAAGCGAGAGAATTGGTGGGGCCAACTATTGAAGGTGTAGCTGCGGCGGGCGGCGGCGTATTAGGACTTGCTACCGGTGGTCCTCTTGGCGCCGTTTTGGGCGCTGGGTTAGGATCCGGCATTAGCCAAGAATTGTTAAATGCGGCAGATGTTGGGCTTGGTTTAAAACCACCGCGCACTACTTATCAAACAGTTCGTGACCCAGCGCAAAATGTTATGGAAGGTGCTTTTTTTGAAGGCGTTGCTGGTCCTGTAATTAAAGGCGCAACAAAAGTTTTTGACATTGGTAAAGGTGCAACGCTTAAAGCTAAAAATATATTGGCAGAGTCACTTGGCGGCATGGACATAAAAGCAGTTCAAAATAAGCTTTTAAAATCAGGTGATAATGTTACTGCGGGTCAAGCATTAAGCGACGACACACTGCCTGCGTTTCAAGCATTGTCTGATCGTGTATCTGGACGCACTGTTTTGTCAGCCAAAACAAAAACTTCTGTACAGGAAGCGCAAGAAACGGCTCGAAAAGTTGGCATTCAAAACGTCACGCCTGACCTTGCAGACAGCATTAAATTGCGCGATCAAATATCAAAACCGTTTTATGAAATTGCGGATAAAGCGGTCATTAAAATTGATGATGAACTAAAAACAATTTTTGACCGTATGCCAGCAGGCACACTTGAAAAAGCGGCTGAAATAGCAAAAATGGAAGGTCGCCCTTTTATTATGGGTACGCGCAAGCCTGCCGGCGCAGTACCATCAGGCTTATTAGATGCAGCCGGCAACCCAATTATGAAACCAACGGCTGCTGAAATTCCTGAAATTACCGGCGAATCAATGCATTTTATTAAACGCGCATTGTCAGATATAGCTAATGCGCCTCCATCCCAACAAGGAATTGGCCGCGACACGCAAGCGGCAGCTAAAGGCGTTTTAAATGATTTCATAACTGGTTTTGAAA